AAGAAGATTACGGGCCACTATAACAATTTGAAGGTGTTGGGATTGGATGCGGAGCAAGCTCTCAATGTCCTAGACAAGACAGCCCTATCGACCAACGATAAGTTTGAATCTATCACAGGCTACTACAGCCCGATGCCATACGAAGAACCTGTCACCAAGACGGAGGTGTATGAATCTCTCGGAGATACCCCAGAACAACGTCTAAGGGCCATACAGGCTATGCGTGGACAGGTGGATCCAAGGGAGGTTAAGAATTTACTAAGCATGCATAAGCGGATGGTAAGGAAATCCCGCCGGGGCGAACCTACTATGCCAGCATCGCTAATGCTACTAAGAAAAATGGACAAGGAGGATCGCCTACGTCGGTTGACGGATCCCGATGGTCCATACCGTTTAAAGCGATCGAATACCCCTCTCATTCGAGAGCTACAAAGACTAGGCATACTCGAAAGAGATATGATCCCATACTTGCCAGCAGGCCAGTAAGCATCGTCAGTTAGGACAAAAAAAGGGGAACCCTGTTAAGGGTTCCCCTTGCTGTAGGTGGGAAAAATTAATAAAAACCACCTATGTTTGATGATGACTAAATCAATGAATAAACAAAAAGCAATTAGATGGGGTCAAAATGGGGAAGTCAAGCTATCTCCAGCTTATTTTCGGAAAGTTCATTTATTTTTTCCTCATAATATCCTACCAACCAGCTTTTCAGCATGGTGCGGTATTCGCTATCAGACAGTCCGTCGCACCTGTAAGCGGTGAATATCTCTCCATCGACATTGATTTCCTGCAAATAGTAAGAACACCCACTCCTATCCACCGTGAGTTGATCACGATCGAGTGGTAATATCTTGCGATGGTCTGGGCCGCCAATTATGGGACAGATGGACCTAGATATTCCGGAATCAGATGACATCCAAAACTTGGACCACTGAGCCACTTCACCCCACTCAACCTTCACCTTCACCCCCTGCCATTTGTTTTTTCAACTCATCAATCTGGGATCCGGTGATGTTTTCCCAGGTCCTAGCTACCGTGTCCCTTGCCACTTGGTGGGCGTAATTTACATATACGCTATTAGGCATCTGGGCGAAAACGCTAAACACAGTTTGCTTATTAAACGTGTCCTCTATCATTCGATCTTGTAGCTGTTCGTCTGTAATGTCTTCAGGTTTCATTTTGGTTTTGTATTTTGGTTTCAAGTAAAGCTAAGGCACGCCATGCCACAGCCACATAGTCTTCTTCTAGGAGGTGACGCATCAAGCAGTCGTGATGGTCATTAGATTTATCAAATTCCCAATGCATGGGTTCGGACTCATCGCAGTGTTTCTCGTTTCCCATATAGGATTGGCGAGCGATCGCAGCTATAGCATTCGGAAATGGTGATAATACCCCAGAGTAGATGGGCCATTTCTTACGCTCATCACTGTCCTCGGGAAGTATCTTAGTTTTGTGCTGAGGAGCTGATCTTAATATCATATTCTGTAATGAGTTCGATGTTTCCATTCCAGTGGTACCCGATTCCTGATAGTCCTTGCTCAAACAAGGCGATCATTTCGTCGATCGTCAGGTCGTCGTCTTGCATGGCCACTGAGCAATGGCCATATTTTGTTTCAATTGTGATGGAGGTCATAACTAATATTGTCTGATTCTAATTTCCCTAATACCAAAGTCGGCCAATGCTTTGGCACATGATTGGCATGCATAATAATGTCCATAAATCCAAGCTATTGTTGGAAGGATGTCAATATTCATTGATTTCAATTTATTAAGCAGACCTATCTCGGCGTGGATCGATTGGCAAAGATCCGGTTGATCACCTGAACCCAGTTCCATCCTGTTGCAAATGTGTCCATTATTCTCACAATGGTTGGCGGCTGTTACAAACTGTTCGCCAACGTAACACCCAGCAGCCACCGCTCTTTTGTCGCAGGTGCTTAGTGGGGTTGCCATCATCCTGAGATGTTCAAACTCTGTCATAATTCGTCTATTGGTTTTAGCTCCTCCTGGGTGGCAACAAAAACCTTTCCATGACCCAAGTCTTTCATTCGATGCGAACGCATCAGGCGGTAGCCCTCCATCGCTCCCACTATGCGGTATTCGGGGAATGTCCCTACGACCAACACATAGGCATCCACAGCATCAACATCCTTCCAAGGGACTACAATGAGCCGCCCATTCGGGTATCTGGTAGATTTTACATCGACTCGCTTCCCGTCATGCAAAACAGCATCATACGTGAGATATTCATCACAATCAACGTCGAGGTCGGGATATACATTAGCGTATTTAGCAAAGGCAATTTCAGCGGCGACACCCTCTAAGTCTATTTGTTCATCCGATTGAGGACCCATACGGCAATTCTTAGAACCATTCCTCTTCGCATTGCGTTCGCGTTCTTTGCCAACAAATTTGGCTAGCCTTTGTTCCGCTCTGTTTAATCTAATCATCATGAAATTTGACCTCCCGCTCAACGCTCACCTACCAAAATAAAACGCCAAGCGGAAGGGTTGCAACAACGTGTTGCTAAATTATTTTCGCATTCTTCCTATGTTCGTTCCGAACCCTGCGTTCTTCCAAGCTTTTCTCTTTATGGCAGGTCTTGCAAACCGCCTGTAATCCATCGGCCTCGCAGTAGAGGCGTTGCAATAATTGGTTCCAATCGTATTCCAGCCACACCTTATTATCAAACCCATCGAGTGGAACCACTGGTTCGATGTGGTCAGCCTGCATTTGGTTTTGAGGAAATACTTCACCACATTCTGAGCAGCGGTGCAGGCGGCACTTGCGGCCTGTCTTGGGGTTGACGCCATCCTCGACGAAGCTATCCCGTATGGCTCGATATTTAACAGGCCACATAGCCCGGCGAAGGGCGGACATGATAAACGATCGCATCCTAGCTGTGGTCCATTCTCCTCCATTGTAAGGCTTCTCAACTGGCATACAGGTCGTTTATGATGTTGTAGTAGTGATTGGTGGCTAAAGCCTTCTTGAGGTGCTTTAGCTGTGCCTTTTCGGTCCACCGCTTCACACCCGTCTGGCATGTTTCGGTGTCTATGATAACGGAGTATATGGGCAAATTGTAGTCGGCACAGATCTGACGCTTGATAATGTCAGCACCGATGGCGAGCTGCATGGCGTCTTTGGGATAGGTCTTTGATTTGGGATCCGATCCCCGGCACTCCCTCGTCTTAAAATCAAATACGCATACCTGTCCATCCATATCAGCGATGAGGTCCATGGTTCCTGCCAACATCAAATCGGCATCAAATATCATCCGCTCTGCGGCTGTTGGAACCACTTGGTTCTCGTCCATCCATTTCAGGAATGGTCGATAGTACGATGCGTACTCGCTGTGATATTCGGCACCATCCATGAGGTGCAGGACAGCCTGTTCAATTTCGGCGTGGATGCGTGTACCAAAGACACTACTCTCCACCAAGCACCCATCGAGATCAGTCCGCATCCCCCAAGACTGCCGCTCGACAACATCGAACGACAGTCCCGGATTGGAGCGGGTGATATGATAGATTTTTTCCATCCGCCAGCGATCCAAGAATGGGTTGGGTGCTATCCCAAGCTTGGTGGTGATAGACACCGCCAAGTCGCCTTTTGCTTTACGCATTTTGGCGAGCGTATCGACCGACTGCAACAGTCGGATCTTGCCATTCTTGTATCTCCGGTAGATATGCATCCTAGAATGGGGTTTCTTCGTCGCCAGTATCGGCGGCAGGAGATTCCCCAGATGGATTGGCAGCTATCTTCTCGGCCACCGTGTAGATGGAGCGAGCGAGTCGCTCGAGCTTAGAGCTAAACTCCTGCTCAGACAGATCTGATCCACGCAAAAGGTTGCAAGCGTTGTTGATGGACATCCCCACCCTCATCCCAATCTCACGATCGGCGTTCGCCACAATGGATCGATTGGCAGCAGGGGTAGCTGAAGGGATGACACCCTCCGCCTTGTCGAATCCGCCCTTGGGCAGACCCTTTTTGGTACGGTTTCCCGAGTCCTTAAATACTACAGGGGTACCTTCCTTCCACCACGGATCTTCTGAAGCTCCGTTGGCCATTACTGTGGTGCCGTCAGACAAGTTGACGACAAAAGGGAAATAGGTGTTTCCCTGACTGCTTTCCCAGGGATCACCTAGGCGTTTTCTTGAGGTTACTGTGATCATGATATTTAGAATGGGAGATCCCCTCCCGGTGTTGGTTTAGGTTCTAGTGAAAAGGTTCGACGCTTAGTGTCAAACCATAAATCGCGATAGATAGTGACGCCATTTGCACGTTGTTTTGGGACGTACATTCGTCCATCAGGCATATCATCTGAGACATCCTCTCCGGCCTCAATGGCTTTTTCTTTGGCCTTATTTCTCCAGATCATAACTGCTGCATGGGCTGCCGCCCCGATACCTTGTCCACCCAAGACGTCCTCCAGCTCCGGCACTTGTCCAGACCCAGCTTTCTTGGCGTCGGCATGGCAGACCAAAAGAACAGTGACATCATTATCGATGGCAAACTTAGCTGCATCCTTGGCGATTCGTTCCTGACCACTCCAATCATCCTTGGCTGCAATGTGCATAAGTGCATCGATGACGAATAAATCAACACCGTATCTACGATGTGCATACAGGAAGTCTTGGTGCAAACTCTCCCAACTATTTGTTCCACCCTCTACGCCTTCGATGAACCACAATCGATCCTGAAACTGTGTAAGATCAGACTGGATACCTTCCTCCTTTGGCATATGACCATTATGCATCCATAACATATTGAATAGCATGGACTTACTAGGTATCTCAAAGGAAGCAATGCAAGACCGTCGATCATTGTTAAGCATTTCATGCATACAACTCTGGTAAAGCCACTGACTTTTACCGTGTCCTGGGTATCCACCTACAATGGTAAGCTCTCCTTTCCGGAACCTGTATTTAAGTTCTGGAAACAGAAACGGATTGTGTTCATTCTCTTGTTGGTATCTACCAATCTCTTCAGCAAGTTCTGCTGCCATCCCATCGACAGGTTTGAGTGTCTTGGGATCATATGATTCGGCGTTCTCATAGAGAGGACCAAAGCCATCCCCTGCGAGCAGCAGATCGTTGAGATCATTGTGTGGAGACGGGACGCGGAGCCGCTTGCATCGAGTGATACCCAGTCGCTTGGCGACATCATTGGCTGCCTTCTCTCCAGCTTCATCATTATCGAAGCAGAGGTAGATGGTTTCGAATCGTTCGAGAGCTTCGTAATCATTCTCGATCCAGCCCATGTTTGAACACCCGCTTGGGACAGACAGCACAGGCATGTCGGCTCCCATATCATCGAGGGACATTGCATCTATCTCCCCCTCACAGATGGTGATCCGGTCTGCGGTATCATCAACAGTGTGCCATCCCCACAAGGTAGCATAGGCAGCGGTGGACCAGATGTCCTTCCTCCCCTTCTCACATTTATTTACACCCACACTCTTCAGCATCACATAGTCGCCATCGGGCGACACGAATTTGAATGCATAGAAATCTTGATTGTAGCTGCTATTCCGGCTATGGCTTCTCACCCCATATTTGCGGAGAGTGGTGGTGGATAGACCACGAGTCTTGGTTAGATAATCCATCGCCCAAGATCCGGTGAGAGGCTTGATCTGAACCTTGGGTTCCTCTGGCTTGGGTGCAGCGGCCACGGTTTGGACATCCGTGATCCCCAACAACGCCTTGATTTCAGCCTGTGTTTCGTGGTAGTTGCCCACCTGCCGCATGACGAGTTTGAGGATGTTGGTAGACTCACCAGTGCTTTTATCTTTGGCAAGATAGACACCGCCTCTGCCGGGATACACCCCGGTGGATTGGCCTTCGCTTCCGTCCAAATCTCCCATGGCGTAGCTAGAGCCACGCCTTTTGGCGTTCGGGAAATAGGTTTTCATGACAGCATCGATGTGCTGCGACAAGGCTTTATTGAGGTCGTCAGGAGTCATACTTCCGGTCCTCCCTGACCATAGCAGGTTTCCGGGCGAGTCGATCTTGACGGTCCTTTTCTCTAGCAGCTACCGCATCGAAATAATGGGTGCGAATATACCCAGCATCAGCCAAGGCATCCCATCCACCCGAGATGAATAGGTCGCAGTGTTCCCAGTTGGGATGTAGCATACATCCTGACTCGATGTAGCTCTCCAATATCAGCGAGCGGCCACTACGACCCCTCACTTCGAGCTTCCAGTCCTCGGGACTGTCGGCTGTTTTATTTAGTCGCACCACCTGACCGCACAGTAGGCGATCGGAGTGGGCGAAGGTTAGGTAGGTTCCAATATCCATTATTCTTTTTCTAATTTTGATTTTAGAGCGTTGTAGCTCTGGCGGTATTGCCGATCGGTAATCATGCGATCGGAGTGGTTCTGTACATGATAACTGATGGAAGATTTGTGCCTTTTGAGGAAACTTGAAACGTCTTCCTGT